CGGCAGTATTTTTATTGATATGAAAAAAGTTTGCAAAACCTGTTTGATTGAAAAGCCCGTATCTGAGTTTTATAAACAGAGCACTAGGGGTGAATATGGAGTTCGTGGGTCTTGCAAACTTTGTGATAATGCAAAAAAGAAGCAGTACAGAACACTCCTTGGTGAAAATTTACTAGAACGTAAAAAGGCAGAGTACCAAAGAAATAAACAATCTAGATTAACCCAGAAGCGGATTTATAGGCAGGAAAACAAGGGGAAGATAAACGCTCTTGTTGCAGCGCGGAAAAAAGTTATTAAACAAAGAACACCAAAATGGTTAACGGACGATGACAAGTGGATTATCAGAGAAACCTATGAACTCGCTGCGTTGCGGACTAAAATGTTTGGGTTTTCTTGGCATGTAGACCATGTGATACCTTTGCAGGGTAAGCAAATATCCGGTTTGCATACCCCAAATAATTTAAGAGTTATTCCGGGTGTAGAGAACATTAGGAAGAAAAACAAGGTGTTAAATGTCGGGGCCTAAATTTGCGTCGGGTAAATGGGCGATTTCTGAGTGTGATCGTTGTGGATTTCAGTATAAATTAAAGGAATTGAAAAAGTTAGTTATTAAAACAAAAAATATAAACTTACTTGTATGCCCGACATGTTTTGAGCCAGATCAACCACAGTTGCAGTTAGGGATGTATCCTGTATACGACCCACAGGCTTTGCAGAACCCAAGGAAAGATACGAGTTATACACAGGCAGGTCTTAATGGAACACAAGTTGAAAACATTAGCCCACCTGACCCAGATGCAACCGATGCTTTTGGTATGCCGTCTGGAGGTAGTAGGATTATCCAGTGGGGGTGGAACCCTGTTGGCGGAGCAAGAGATAATGGATTAACGCCCAATAATTTAGTTGCACAGGGCAGTGTTGGAACCGTAACAGTAACTACTTAAGGAGTTTGAAATGGATATGAAAGCAGCATTGAAGGCACATATGGCTAAAAAGGGCGCTAAGGCTCACCCCGATTCCAATGTGAAGAAGTTGGCTAAGGGTGGTAAGACTAATGCTCAAATGAAGGCTATGGGCCGTAATTTGTCAAAAATTGCCAACCAGAAAAAACCCATGTCAATGGTTCGTAAAACGGGGATCTAATATGGATAAGCCAGTCAAACAAATACCTATCGTACCCAATAACAACGGGTACCCAAATAACGTGCCTAACACCCAGACGATGCGTACTCGTGGTACTAAAAACACCACCCGGGGTAATAGCAACAGCAAAAAGATGGGCTAAATGAACTACACCGAACTAACCGCTGCAATCAAGGCTTATTGTGAGAATGACTTCCCACAGGTAGTGGGGTCAGGCGGTCTTACGTCTGCTGATCAGATAGCAACATTTGTTCAGAATGCTGAAGAACGGATATATAACTCTGTTCAGATCCCAGCCATTCGTAAGAATATGACGGGTGCCACAACTTCCGGCAATAAGTACTTGGCGCTGCCACCGGATTGGCTCTCTACATTCTCCCTAGCGGTGGTTTGTAATGGCCCGACTACCCTCCCAGACGGGCGGGTTTTTGCTTCCGGGGACTATCTGTACCTGCTGAATAAGGATGTGAACTTCATTCGTGAGGCATATCCAAGCCAGACAGATACGGGTTTACCCATCTATTACGCTGTGTTTGACTACAACACGTTCATTCTTGGACCAATGCCAAACTCAAACTACACGGTTGAGTTGCATTACTTCTACTACCCGCCTTCGATTGTGACGGCTGGTACGTCGTGGCTTGGGGATAACTTTGAGTCTGTCCTTCTATATGGCTCCATGCTTGAAGCGGCTGCGTTTATGAAGTCCGATAAAGATGTTTTGGATAATTACACCACCCGCTACAACGAGGCATTATCGTTACTCAAGATGTTGGGCGATGCCAAGGATCGTCAGGACGCCTATCGTTCTGGTCAGGTGAGGTACCCGGTCAAATGATCCCTGATCTGTCCGGCAAGAAGATCGCAATCGTGGCTATGGGTAAGTCCCATAATCAGTTTGTGCTGGCTAAAACCCACTCCCAGCCGATTGATGAGGTCTGGGCGATCAATGCTATGGCAGGTGTGGTTTATCACGACAGGGTGTTTATGATGGATCCAGCGAGCCGGTTCTTGGATTCAGATGACGCTGGCACCCAGACTGGGATTATGCGGTCTGTACTAGCAAGCCATCCCGGCCCGATATACACCTGCGAGTTAGATGACCGTTGCCCCGGATTGGTGGATTTCCCACTTGATGAGGTCATGAACGCCTGCGGTACGGGGTACTTCAATAACACGGTGGCTTACGCTATTGGATATGGCATTGCAGCAAAAGTGGCTGAGATGCATCTGTACGGGATTGACTTCTCCTACAAGAAGGTTGTGCATTTTGCCGAGGCTGGACGGGCCTGCTGTGAGTTCCTACTGGCTAAGGCTATGGAGCGTGGCATCAAGGTTGGGATTGCTCAAGGGTCTTCCCTGCTAGATACAAATGAGCCAATAGCAAGTAAACTCTATGGGTATCACAGACTGGCTGAACCCTTGGTGGTAGGCATTGAAGACGATAAGTTTGTGACCAAAAAGTATTCCGAAATCAAAGATTCTTTAGAACCACAGGAGCCTGAGTACCGTGCTCCAGAAGCGCTGAGGACTTAATGTTTGAAGTAAAGATGGGGCAGATCCATAGCCCAATGATTAAAACCAGCGACTTTGGTGGCTTGCCGCTAGAGGATTTGGCTGAGGTATGCGCCGACAAGATTTTGGGTGTGGCTGATTCTGCGCCCCCGGCTATCCGTGAGCAGGCTAAGTATTTCCGGCAACAGATTGAAAAGACAATTTTTGAGTATTTAAAGAGGGCAGCGCAGTCTGAGAGGGCTACCTGTATTCAAGTTTGTGTTCAGGGCGGGGAAGAAAAAGCCGCTCATTTATTAAGGAGAAGTTAAATGGCTTTCACCGGTAATTTCATGCCAACATCTTTCAAGGTAGAAATCCTGAAGGGTGTACACAATTTTTCAACCGGCTCCGGTCAGACCTTTAAACTGGCAATGTATAACAACAGCGCTTCGTTTACTGCTGCGACCACGGCTTACACCACAACCAACGAAGTAGCGGCTTCTGGCTCTTATGTGGCTGGTGGCGGTACGCTGACCAAAGTTACCCCTGTATCTTCGGGAACCACGGCGTTTACCGACTTTGCTGACATCTCGTTTACTACGGCAACTATTACCGCTTACGGCGCCATGATCTATAACGACACGGCTACGGGTAATCCCGCAGTAGCGATTCTGGACTTTGGTGGTGCTAAGACTTCGACTTCGGGGACTTTTACCATTATCTTCCCTGCGGCAACAGCAACCGGGGCGATCATAAGAATCGCATGAAAAAAATCTCTTGGGTTAATGCTAAAAACCAAGGGCTGCCTAGATATTTTACTGGGCGTCCTTGTAAACAAGGCCACATTGCTGAAAGGCGTGTTTCCGGTAGGCATTGTATTGTCTGCGCCGATAATGCTTCTCGGCTTTGGGCAAAAGAAAACCCGGGTCGAGTAAAAGAAATTGTTAAAAAATGGAATGTTCTTAACCGAAAAGAAGAGGCAGCACGAGCAAGGGAATGGAGAAAAAATAATCCAGAGACTTATAAAAAGGCTGTCTTAAACTGGAGAAACAAAAACGCCACTTATTATGGAGCGTATATGGCTTCTGCGGCTGGTAGGCGACGCACTGCAAAACTTAAAGCCACTCCTTCATGGTTAAGTAAAGAACAGAATGAAGCCATTTTATGTAAGTATCAGGTAGCCGCCATGTATACGGCTGAAGGTTTAGATATTTGGCACGTGGATCATATTGTCCCAATACGGGGCAAAGACGTATGTGGGTTGCACGTTCCTTGGAATTTGAGGATTATTACTGCTTCTGAAAATTTACGGAAAGGTAATAAATTTAGTATGGGTACGAGGGCGTAAATGTGGCGACAATTAGTGGCTGGGGAAAAGGTTCTTGGGGGCAAACCCCTTGGGGATCTGACCAAACCAACGTCGAAGTTCCGCTTGGTGGCTGGGGCTATGACGGTTGGGGCACAACCGCTTGGGGTGTTGGCGGCGGTGTCCAAGCAAACGGCGCTGTTGGATCAGTCACAGTTGAAACCCAGAAAAATGAATCCGTCAACGTTACCGGCGTATCTGCGACAGGATCAGTTGGTCAGGTACTTGTCACTGGCGCTGCAAACGTCTCAGTCACCGGTGTTCAGGGACAGGGATTCGTCGGGCAAGTCCAAACAGCCACCGGTACTTCTTTCTCCGTCACGGGAGTCCAAGGCACCGGATTCATTGGGCAGGCCGCAGTCAGTGGAAGTGCAAATACCAACGTCACGGGGGTCTCAGGTAGCGGTTCTGTTGGCTCCGTTACCGCCAGCGCAGGGGCTAGTGTCACCCTTACCGGGGTCAGAGCAACAGGCTTCATCGGGCAAGCGCAAGCCACAGGCACGGCAAACGTCACCCTCACAGGGGTTAGCGGGTCTGGTCAAATCGGTTCAGTTACGGTTGTCCCGCAGACAGTCGTTCCGGTCACAGGCGTTCAGGCCACAGGCTTTGTCGGACAGGTCACTGTTACAGGTACTGGGGTTGTTACTGTTACTGGCGTTCAGGCAGTTGGCTTCATCGGTCAAGCAAATGTCGTCCAAAGCGCTTCGGTCACACTTACCGGAGTTCAGGGCACAGGCCAGATTGGTCAAGTCAACACTCAGGCTAATGCCGATGTACCTACCACTGGGCTACAAGCCGTTGGTCAGGTTGGGTCAGTTACAGCGTTTATCGGGGATGCCAATGTTTACCCAACGGGCGTTCAAGGAAATGCTCAGGTTATGTCTGTCTTTATATCGGTTTGGACTTCGGTTAATGACAGCCAGACCGCTAACTGGCAAAATGTCAATGATTCGCAGACTTCAGGTTGGGTACCCGTTAATGATTCACAGACCCCAAGTTGGGTCGATATAGCAGCGTAAAGGACTAAAAATGACTATCAACCGCACCACCCTTTTGGATCTCCCGCTTCCAGTTACTGGAACCGAGTCTGGTACTTGGGGAGATGTTACAAATAACGGGCTAACCCAATACCTAGATATTGCCATCGCCGGACGGACTGCGTTAACCAGTTCAGACTTTACCGCCGGTGCTTTGACTATTTCGACGACAGAGGGTGATTCTGGCGCAACCAACATCGTGGCTGGAAGTGCTCAGTACGCCACTCTCTACGTATCTTCGTTGGCGGCTAACTCCACGATCACGGCTCCTAGTTCCAACCGGGCGTATCGAGTTATCAACGCAGACGCTACCTACACCCTGACGGTTAAGGCTTCGGGTCAGACCGGAGTTACATTCCCAGTCAGCACCTCTGGTACGGTTGTGTTTAACGGCACGGACTACCAGATCGTTGATACCTTCAGCACCCTGCTCAACGTTGATAACCTAAGACTAGACGGCAACACGCTGTCTGCAACAAACACCAACGGGAACGTCACGATCTCTGCAAATGGTACAGGTCGGGTTCAGGTTACGGGTACTTCTGCGGTTGCTGGCGGGATTGAGTTTTATGAGGATACCGACAACGGTACTAACTACATTGCTCTGCAAGCACCAGCAGCGGTTGCTTCAAACGTAAGTTTTACCCTGCCTAACGCAGATGGTACAAGCGGACAAGTTTTGCAGACTAATGGTAGCGGTGTACTTTCTTTTACAACCCCGTCTGCTGGTATTTCCACGGGCAAATCGATAGCAATGGCAATGATCTTCGGATTCTAGTGTCCCTATTTAAGGAGTAAGTAATGGCAAACCCAAATATTGTTAACGTCACGACGATTTACGGTAACTCGTCCAGTACGTCTCTCACAACAACTAGCGCAACATCTCTAGTCAGCAACGCTGCGGCAAGTGGGAAGGTCTTTAAGATCAACTCAATTGTTGCGGCTAACGTGGATGGTACATCTGCGGCTGATATTACGATCAACGTCTACAGCGCAGCGGCTCTAGGTGGAACGGCGTTTCCAATCGCTTCGACCATCTCAGTCCCGGCTGATGCTACGCTGATCATTACGGACAAGACGACATCGTTCTACCTGCTTGAGAACCAATCCATCGGTGCAACAGCAGGCTCGGCAAGTGACCTAGTGGTTACTGCCTCGTGGGAAGAGATAAACTCGTAAGGATCTGAGATGCCCATTCACGGCTACCCCGGTAACGTAATTACCGCCAATCCAGTTGCACCAACATCAACGGTTGCTACTGGCGTTTGGACTACTGAACAACAGTTAAAGGCGGTTGCGGCTGGGAATTGGCCTTTCACGATACCTACCCAACAGATCAGCCGTAGTCTGCGGTTTAACAGGCCAGATTCCGCTTATTTGAACCGTACATTTAGTACAGGCAATAGAAAAACATGGACTTGGAGTTGTTGGATAAAAAGAAGCACCTTAGATGTTGGCGGCGGTGATGTCCCATTAATTAGTTCGGCTGGGGCAAGTTCTACCTACGACTCAATCAGATTTAATTCTGATTCAACTTTTCGTATTTATTATTCCGGTGGCGCTGCTTATGCAGTAGCAATATCTGGGAGTCCTGTATTTAGAGACGTGTCTGCTTGGTACCACATAGTAGTTGCACAAGATACAACGCAAGCCACAGAAGCAAATCGGCTACGAGTATGGATAAATGGGGTACAGCAAACGCTAACTGGAATTCCTGCGCAAAATTACGAGT